ATATCAAACTCAACCTCCTCTTAATGCTATTGCTATTGAGTGTGAGCGTAGAACCGATCTAAGTCAAGATGGATTTCAAAAGATTCTTGATCTATTGAAACTGTTTACAGAAGATAAGATTGATTTTGATTGGTTGATTAATACTACTGAGAAGTGGTGTAAAGATCGAGCAGTCTATCTTTCACTTCTAGAATCCATCAAGATTGCTGATGGTAAAGATAAAACAAAAAGTCGTGATGCTATTCCAAGTATTCTTTCTGAAGCACTTGGAGTGTGTTTTGATGAACATGTAGGTCACGATTACATTGATGATTTTGAGACTCGATATGATTTCTATCACCGTAAAGAGGAAAAGATTCCCTTTGATCTGGAATTTTTTAACAAGATCACCAAGGGTGGTTTACCTTGCAAGACCCTTAATATTGCCCTGGCGGGAACGGGTGTTGGTAAATCTCTCTTCATGTGTCACGTTGCTGCATCTTCCCTTCTACAAGGCAAAAATGTTCTTTACATTACCATGGAAATGGCAGAGGAAAGAATCGCAGAACGAATCGATGCCAACTTATTAAACATTAATATTCAGCAACTTGCTGATCTACCCAAGCAGATGTATGAAACTAAGATTATCAAACTAGCACATAAGACAGTTGGTAAACTAATCATCAAAGAGTATCCTACCGCGTCTGCTCACTCAGGACATTTCACATCTCTCTTGAATGAACTTGCTCTGAAGAAAGGATTTAAACCTGATATTATCTTTATTGATTATCTAAACATCTGTGCATCTTCTCGTTACAAAGGAACTATCGTAAACTCTTACACTTATGTTAAAGCGATTGCAGAAGAGCTTAGAGGTCTTGCGGTGGAGTTTAATGTGCCTATTGTTAGTGCTACTCAGACTACTCGCTCAGGGTATAGTAGCACTGACGTTGATCTTACTGATACCAGTGAATCTTTTGGACTCCCTGCTACTGCAGACCTTATGTTTGCTCTTATCAGTACAGAAGAATTGGAGCAACTCAACCAGATCCTTGTCAAACAACTTAAAAACAGGTATAATGACCCTACGATGAACAAGCGTTTCATCATTGGTATTGACAGAGCAAAGATGAGGTTGTATGATGTAGACCAATCTGCACAAACCGATCTTGTTGATTCGGGGCAAGATCTAGATGAAGAACCCGAAGACCTTTTCAAAGGTAAAACACGTAAAAATTTCGCTGACTTTAAATACTGAGGTAACTTATGACTACTGCACAAGGTTTTGGATCTACCGTAACTTCTGAAGATGAACTTCTTACTGAAGAACAAATTCGTCAAAAGAATGAGGTTGATACCAATAAGTATCTTGAATTTGTTGACTTTGTAACTAGTGATGCATCCAAGGACTTTGGTTCTTTTGCACAACGCATTTCTCAACTTGATGATCAGGGTGCTGATATTCAACGTCTTCTGACTGCTGCTGTTGGTATTAATGCTGAGGGTGGAGAGTTCACTGAGATTGTTAAGAAGATTGTGTTCCAAGGTAAACCCTTTAATGAAGACAATCGTGAGCATATGATTATTGAACTTGGAGATGTTCTGTGGTATGTTGCCCAGGCATGTATCGCACTAAATATTTCCATGGATGAGGTCATTCACAACAATGTTGCTAAGCTACTTAAGCGTTATCCCGAAGGTGTTTTTGATGTCTTCAAGTCCGAGAACAGGTCAGCGACAGACCGATGATGACATCATAATTGAATATTTCCAAGTGTCCGAACTAATGGACACTTGGGTAGAAGGATACTATAAAAGACCTCCTCTCTTCTAAATATTATTGAAGAGAAGGGGTCTTTTTTCATGGCTAAACTAAGTAAATTAGATCTTACGAAAGTCAATAGTAAAACAGGACAACTAAAATATTGGTGGTCTTTTATTGAATCAATTCATAAGGGTGAAGCATTTAGACTTGGTGCTCAAGGTGAAAAAGGATCTGTTGTAATTGCATCTAACAATAGAGCAAATACGAATAGAATGTTAGTTGCCATGAGAAGATGTATAACAACTGCTCAAGTTAGAAGATATCTAGACGGTAAAGGATATGAATTTCCTAAGGCAGGAGGAGGAACTGTAAAGGTTACTGAGATATGGAAAGAAAGCGTAAAAGAAACACCCTCTACTGGAACTGAAGCTAAAATTGGTGGTAGAGAAACTGAAATCTATTCAGAAATTTTAGCGCAATTTTGTTTGGCATATGCGATCCATTATGGTGATGCTGCTTCAATTGATAATTGTATGGAAAGAGAAGGAGATAAGAATGTATTTAAGACAGACGTATTTAATTCATGTAAAAAATACTGTATTACCCCAAGTACTTTCAATTTAAATAATAATTCTTTTAAAGAAAAACTTGCTTTATTTGCATCTTTACCACTAGGGAAAACTGGATCTGAAGCTCAAGAAGTATGGATTAATACTCAGGGATTAGCAATGTTAAAATTAAAAAATGAATTTAGTATCAAAAAGAATGTAAAAATTTACAATGATAAATTATTTGATGGTGGACAATTTACTGCTAATCCTTATCTTGCATATTTAAAAGCTAACACTGGTGTTGGTACTGATAAATGGAATCCTGCTGATATGTGGGTAATGACTCCAAAGGGGGTTCAAGATCTAGTACATCTAAATCGAGTAATTAAGGGTAGATCTAAGTTAAGTATTAATGTTGCCAATAACTTCTTGATGGAACAATTTAGAAGTGGAGATATTATTCCAGTATCTCTAAAGAAACCATCCGTTCCTGCTCATGTAGTAACTATGAACAGTGATGAATATTTTGAAAGAATAGTATTAGGAGAAACAGGAAATCCAACGGTGGAAATTACTTCTGATAATAAAGATGTTAAAATAAATTTTACATTAGAAACAGTAAGATTAACTAACAACAATAGAGGTTTGAAAGGTCTCTATGAAGCTAGAAAGAGAGGGCAGAATATTTCAGGACAGGTTGTATCTGGATCACAAAAACATATTCGTATTAAATACCACGTTAATAACAAAAAGATTGAATTAGAATATACTCAGACAGGTCAACCATCTTTAGCAAGAGCAAAAATGGGATCACTTGGTAACAGCAATTTTACAAGAATTATTAATGAAACTGCAAAGGAGGGAGTTAGAAAATTAAATACAATCCAATCAAAATATACTAGTAGAGACTCTCTCCATCTTAATACTGGTAGTAATTGGTTTAATGGCCAGCTAGATAGAACTCTGGATGATTCTAAGTATGGTTTATTACAGCAATATGTTGATGAATTGTGGCAAGGTATAACGGGAGATAATGGACCTAATTATGCTACGATTGATGCATTAAACAACGTTGCTAAATTATCCAGCAAGGCAATGGCCGCTGAGTTTGGAATGTCTATTGCTGGTGTTTCAAATAATACAATTCAAAAAAGATTGATTACAACTTTATACGAAGCTTGTGCTTCTGTAGCATTTGGATCTGGTCTTACAAAAGAAGAGCGTGAATTACTCGCATCTAACGATGGGGAAATTGCTAGAAAGACAAAGTTTTACAGCAGCGTACATGTGAAAGTATACTGAGATAAATATTAAAGAAGGAATTTTCAAAGTAAATGAAAAGTTATAGAGATTTTCTAAGCGAAGCAAAGAAGAGTGGTGCTGCGGCAGAAGCAGAGAAACTTGGACTTGTGCATGTAGGTTATGGCAAGTATGCAAATCCTAGAACCAAAAAAGTAGAGTATCGTTCCGAAGGTGGAATGAAATTGGTGAAGGTAAGTCCTAAGGATGCTGGACTTCCTACTGATCATCCTGCTGCACCTGAACAAGATGCTGCAAAAGCACCAGATCAAGGTATGACAATCACTTTGACATTTGGTAGATTCAATCCGCCTACAGTTGGACATGAGAAACTAATACAGCAAGTTGCTAATTCTGCCCCTGGTGACTTTAGAATTTATCCCTCACGTTCTCAAGATCCTCAAAAGAATCCTCTTGATCCAAATACTAAGATTGAATGGATGAAGAAGATGTTCCCTGACTATGCTGATGCTATTGTTGGCGATGAGAAGATGAGAAATATTTTTGACGTTCTTAAGAATGTTGCTTCAGAAGGTTACACTGAAGTAAATATCGTAGTTGGCGGTGATAGAGTATCAGAGTTTCAAAATCTTGCACAGAAATATAATGGATCACTCTATAACTTCAATAATATTCAAGTCATTTCGGCAGGTGAAAGAGATGCTGATGCTGAAGATGTTAGCGGAATGTCGGCTTCTAAGATGCGTAAGGCAGCGATGGATGATGACTTCTCTACTTTTGAAAAGGGAACACCAACATCATTGAGCGATAAAGAAAAGCATGATCTTTTTAAGACGCTTCAAGATGCAATGCATACTACAGCAAAAGTAGAAACCTGGCAGTATGCACCAAAGATGGACTATGAGATGCTTAGGGAAGCATATTACAATGGTGAAATTTTCCAAGAGGGTGCAATTGTTCAGCATCTAGATACTGGTGTTCTTGGAGAAGTAATTCATCGCGGTCCAAACTATATAATCTATGCCGATGAGTATGATAATACTCACCGTGGATGGTTAACTCAGATGTCTGAGGGTGCAGATCCCAAAACTCAATTGGAGATTGGGACTGATAAATATCGTGATTATGTTCAACAACTTACTCCAGGACAACCAAAAGTAACTTTTGGTGGTTGGATGAAGAAAGTAAAAATCACTAAATAATAGAAGGAAAAGAAAACTCGCAAGGAATTAAAATGTTTACTAACAACTTCAAACTCGATGGGATTGATAGTATCCTAGAAGATATTGGTTACATGGATGAAATGAAAGGTGCTGGTGAAGATCAAGAGCACAAGTACAAGAAGTCTGGTAAAAAGTCGAAAGACTATGATGATGATGGCACGGTAGAAGATGAGTCTGATGAGTATGCAGGCGTTAAGGATCGTGCTATCAAGAAAGCAACTGGCAAGTGTAAAGAGTGTGGCAAAAAACCTTGCGAATGTGAAGATGAAATGGATGAGTCCTGTGGTGGAACTCATGGAAAGAAGAGCAAGAAAATGGTAGAAGATGTAGATTTCTCTACTGTTCTTGATGAACTAACCGACGAAGATATTCTTTTCCTAACTGATGATCTTATTGAGGAAGTTGTTGAAGAATTTTTCTACGAAACTCTAGAA